AGCCGTGGGACGGTCACACGTCAAAAGATGTCCGGAGATTGCTTTCAATTCCTGCCGCCGACGTTGCGCCGGTGGGCTGGATCAGTGTCAAAGATAGGCTGCCGGAGCCGGAAACCGAAGTTCTGGCGGTATGTGTTCGGAACGGCTTCCGGTTCGTGGTTCCGGCAATCTACGAGGATAGCACCGTATTATCCCAGGATAGTACGTGGAACTGGTACGATCTGGACACATACGGCACATACAGCGAAGAGAACGACGATTATTTCGTCCCGGCTGGGTGGTGGGAAAATCGGGAGTTTACGCCGGATGATGTTTACAATAATCCCGTGGACTGCGCCGTCACGCACTGGATGCCGCTGCCGGAACCGCCGGAAGAGGTGCAGGGGAATGAGTGAAAGACAAGAACATCGTCAGCGCCTTAACGCCAGGATTGCATACGCCGCCGCTATTGAGCGATGGGCGAAGAATCAGCCGCCACGCATTCGGTTCTTTGCCGTCAGACGCTGGCTGAAAGAGATGCCGAGGAAGGAAGATTTTTATGCGGCTGATTGATGCAGACAACGCACTGGAATTGTTCCGGGCAGAGTACCAGAATACGAAAAATCTGATAAAGCAAGGCGAAAAGCATCTTGATAGCCTTGCAGAAGGGTACACGGAAGCGGCGCACATAATCAAGCACATTTCGCCAACCGTGGATGCAGTGCCGGTGGTGCATAGCCGGTGGGCGCATATTGGCGGGGACGAGTGGTGTTGCCCTGTGTGCGGCTTTATCATTACCACTGAAGGCAGTTGGGACAAGCCTACCAAAAAATACTGCGAGGATTGCGGGGCCAAGATGGACGGAGGTACGGACAATGCCGAACCGGAAGAATAGACCGGACGTTTTGCCCGGTACGGAGACCGTCTTCACACGCTGGTCGGCGTGGTATGACTGCGACGCCCGATGCCCGTGGCTGGCGCCGAGCGGCTGCCTGGCGGATGCGCTGGAGCTGCAGCCCAGCGCGGCATACGGAACAAACTGCCATAGGCGGCAACGCCGGAGACGAAAGAAGGAGGACACACCGAATGCTTGAATTGACAGACACACAGTGGGCGGCGCTGCTAGACGGCGCCTGCCCGCCGTTTCAGGGACTGAACTCCCTGGAGCGCGACTGCGAGGAGGCGGAATGAATGGCGACCCTGTATGAGGACTGGCGGAACGTGAAGCGTGAGCTCGGCCGGATGGTCAACCGCATGGAAGTCGGCGTTCGCGCGGCGGAATCCGTAGAGGATGTGCGGCAGCGGGAGTATGCACGCGGACGACGAGACGGCGAGGCGGCGGTCAAGCACGACTACTGCAACGCGTGCGGGGCGCAAGACTTCTATGAGGCAAGCAACGGCCACTACCTGCTGATCCGGACGCTCCTGTCACTGGACAGCGCCGACCGCGAGATCGTGCGCACCGTCGTGGAGCGGCTGGCAGCGGCGCGGGAGGAGGCGAGCACATGACCCCGGAGGCAAAGCAGACAGGCCCGACCTGCCCCTACGCCGTGCAGAGCCGGACGGTCACGCAGACGAACAACGAGTATGACGAGAACGGCAACGCGGTGTTTACGCAGACCGTCGAGGTCATCACAACGGACTTCGTGCCCTGCACACGGGAGCGCTGCGGGGCATGGTACGCCGAAGACCCGCGCGAGCTGCCGGGCGGAGGGTACTGCACCTATGGAGGAAACACATGAAGATTGCAACAGCCGGTAGCCGGACGAGCCGCCGGTGGAAAACGATAGACGTGAGCTGGGACTGGTTGCTCGAGCGGCTGCGCACACCCAAGCGCACGGGCGAGACGATGCGCGAATACCGGAGCATGAGCCGAGACGAGCAGAGCGCGCGCAAGGACGTGGGCGGGTTCGTCGGCGGGGCGCTGAGCGGCGGACGGCGCACGGCCGCAGCGGTGACGGAGCGGTGGCTGGTGACGCTCGACGCCGACGCCGCCAGCCCGGGGGACTGGGACAACTTCACGGCGCTGTGGGACTGCCGCGCGTGCCTGTACTCCACGCACTCACACACGCCCGAAGCGCCGCGCCTGCGCTGGGTCATTCCGCTGCGCAGAGCCGTGACCCCGGAGGAATACCCGGCCGTGGCGCGCAAGGTGGCCGAGTGGATCGACATCGAGCAGATGGATCCAACGACCTACCAGCCGGAGCGGCTGATGTACTGGCCGAGCTGCCCGGAGGACGGGGAGTACGTGTTCCGCGAGCAGGACGGCCCGATCCTCGACCCCGACAGCGTGCTGGCAGAGTACGGGGCCGGGGGCGCATGGCGGGACGCGAGCCTGTGGCCGATCAGCGAGAAGGAGACGACCGTGGTGCTGCGCGAGGCCAGACGGCAGGGCGACCCGGAGACCAAGCCCGGTATCGTCGGCAAGTTCTGCCGGGCGTTCGACATCGACGCCGCCATCGAGCGCTTCCTGCCCGGCGTGTACATACCATGCGAGCTGCCGAGCGGGCAGCCGCGCTACACCTACGCGGCCGGGAGCAGCAGCGGCGGCGCGGTCGTGTACGAGGACGGCAAGTTCCTCTACTCCCACCACGCGACCGACCCGGCGGGCGGGATGCTGTGCAACGCCTTCGACCTCGTGCGCGTACATAAGTTCGGCGAGCTGGACGCCGACTGCCAGCAGCAGGAGATCACCCGCCGCCCAAGCTATCAGGCCATGTGCGCGTTCGTGACCGGAGACGAGGCCTGCCGCCGCGCCTTCCTCGCCGAGCACCTCGCCGAGGCAGACGCAGACTTTGCCGACATGGGCGAGGTGGCCGGGCGGGACAAGCCGGACGCGGCACAGGCAGGCACACCGGAGCAAACGGCCGCAGGCAAGCAGGCAGACACGGCCGCACGCACACACGCGCCCGCGCAAGAGCAAGAGCAAACGCCGGACGACACATGGCTGGCGGAGCTGGGCGTGAACCGCAAGACCGGTGAGGCGGACTCCACGATCACGAACGCGGCGCTCATCCTGCGCAACGACCCGAGACTGCGCGGCGCGTTCGCCATCAACCAGTTCTCGATGCGGCCGGTCGTGCGGCGCGATCTGCCGTGGCGGCGGGCAAAAGACGGCGACCTGTGGGAGGATGCCGACGACGCGAACCTGCTGCTGTACATGGAGCAGACGTGGCGGCTCGTCGGGGAGAACAAGATCCGCAACGCATGGACGGTCGTCGCAAACGAGAACGCCTACCACCCCGTGCGGGAATACCTCGACGGGCTGTGCTGGGACGGCACGGAGCGCCTCGACACCCTGCTCGTGCGCTACATGGGCGCGGAGGACACACCCTACACCCGCGCCGTCACGCGCAAGTGGATGACCGCCGCCGTCAAGCGCATGTATCAGCCGGGCTGCAAGTTCGACGCGATGCTGGTACTCGTCGGCGCGCAGGGGATCGGCAAGTCCCGCCTCGCCGCGATCCTGTCGCGCGGATGGTTCACCGACAGCCTGACGTGCATGGACGGCAAGGAAGCGTATGAGGCCATCCGGGGCTCGTGGATCATCGAGGTCGCCGAGCTTGCGGCCGCGCGCAGGAGCGAGCAGGAGGCGCAGAAGAAGTTCATCTCCTCGCAGGTCGATACCTACCGCCCCGCCTATGGACGCAACGTCGTGTCGCTGCCGAGGCAGTGCGTGTTTTACGGCAGCACGAACGACATGGAGCCACTCAAGGACGACACGGGCGCGCGCCGGTACTGGCCGGTACTGTGCGCGGGCGTCAACCACGGGCAGCACATCGGGCTGGAGGAAGAGGTCGACCAGCTCTGGGCAGAGGCCGTCGTGCGCTACCGCGCTGGGGAGACACTATGGCTGGACGACCGCGCCGTCGCTGAGGAGGCGCAGGCTGCGCAGGAGATGATGACCGTGCAGGATACCGCGCTCGGCGAGCTGATGGAATACCTCGACACGCGGCTGCCGGACAACTGGGAGAGCCGCACGCCGGAGGAGCGCCGCGCCTATATCTGGGGCGACACGCTCGACGACCACGCGGCCGCGACGCACCTGCGCACCTGCGTGAGCGCCGTGGAGGTACGTGTGGAGCTGCTCGGTGAACCGCGCGTGACCTTCAAGCGAGACCCGGTCAGCGCGGGGATCCTGTCGGCGCTGAACCGCGCGCCCGGTTGGACGAAGGGCAAAAAGCGGATCAGAATCCGGGGCTACGGCGCGCAGTGGGTGTACTATCGAGACGGTTACGAGCCGGACGGCGAGGACGGAATGGGCGAAATGTCCACGACTGACGGACACTTTTCTAACTGAACCACCTGGTCGGGGAGGGCGAAACGCGCGCTGCGTGCCGCCCTCCTTGCGCGCGGGCGAGCAGGATTTTGGTAAGAGTGCTCTAACGTGTTTACAATTTGGACATATGTAAGAAGATGGTGTTAAAAAATGTTTACAAGTTTTTGCGGGTTATTGGAACATTGGAACACTTTATTAGACATCTGGTCGCATATCGTACACCGACGAATTATTGGAACACGGATTGTCACAGGATTGGAACGGGCTCAAAGCATTGGTATCTCTACGTTTTTTATTATTTGTTCCAATGTTCCAATAAAATAGCTAAAAAGACCTAAATGAAAAAAATAAAAAACGAGAAGATGAAAATAAAACAAAGCGCAATAAAGTTATAGAAAACTTCTCAAGAACACGTTTTCGGAACAGGGAGGTGAGGAAGATGATTTTGGAGCGAGACGTGGAGTCGCGGCTCGGGAAATGTGTGCGGGACGCGGACGGCCTGTGCGTGAAGTTCGTGCCCGATGCGATGGCCGGGATGCCCGATCGGATCGTGATGCTGCCCGGCGGTGTGCTGGTGTGGGTCGAGCTCAAGCGCCCGAGCGGCGGCGTGCTCTCGGCGCGGCAGAAGTATCGCCACGCGCAGTTGCGTCGCCTCGGCCAGCGTGTCGCCGTGTGTTGGTCAGATGCCGACGTGGATCGCCTGCTCGACGAGCTGACCTGCGGCCGCGCGTGAGTGCGCCTACGCCCCTGCGGCCGCGCGTGAGTGTGCATGCGCGCGAGCGGGCGTACCCGTGCCCCCGCGCGGGAGAAAAAGAAAACCGCCCTGCTCCGATCTGGTGCAGGGCGGTTCGGCGTTGTATGGGCGGGCGGTCAGTCGATGACGTACTCGACGCTCGCGCAGTCGGGGTCGTAGCGCATGGGCAATCCCGTGCCGGTAAAGGCCTGCGTTTCCGCAGAGGGCAGGCACAGGTCGGTCGAGATGTCGTACTGGTAGACGTGCCCATGCTCGTCGAGCAGGAAGTCCTCGCCCTCGAGGATCGCGCCGCCCTTCGTCGTGACATAGGCGTCCGCGTCCTTGATCGCCAGCCACATGAGGCGGCGCTCGGTCGGGAGCAGGCAGGAGCTGCTTTTCGCTTTGCCCTTCTTGCCCTTTTTCTTGCCCTTTGCGGGCGCATAGCCGTCCCAGTCATCCCATCCGCTCCACGAGTAGATCGGCGCATAGCGGCGGCCGTAGCCCTCGAAGCTGCGGTTGGAGTAGAACACGCCGTCATGCTCGACGAAGTCGCCGGTCATGTACAGCTCGCCGTCGCCGGTGAGGAAGACCATGCGGCTGTGGATGGCGTTCTGGATCATGGTCATGGCGTCCTGGTTCCTCCAGAAGCCGGGCAGGGCGCGGCCGAGCGGGGCGAGCTGCGAGGCGATGTACTCCATCGTGTCGCTGGTCGTCTGGTCGCGCGGGGTGATGGGGATGACGCCGTTGTGCGCGATGCCCACGGTCGTGCTCGTGTGGGTCATGCGCAGGCGGGCGAGGGAATCCGTGAGCGGGAACGGGTGGCAGTTCTCCGGGCAGGTGCCGCCGTGCGTCGTGATGCGGAAGTGCAGGACGACGCCGGTCGCGGTCAGGTCGAGACTGCGCTCGAGCTTGTCCAGATGCGCCTCCAGATCCGAGAGCTTCATGAAGCCCTTGTCGATGCGGACCTTGCCGTCCTGCGCGTACATGACGCCCGCGCCGTCCGGGTTGCCCGCCCACATGGTGCGGATGGTGTCGCGGGACGGCATTTTTACGCCCGCCGGTTTCGCTGCGATGATACACATGGTTTGTTGTCCTCCTGTGGTTTGGATTTTCGGGGTCTCCCTCGGTTAGGGCTTCCCACGACAGCGCCGGTGCGAGCGACGCTGTTTCGGCCGGTTGCCGTCCGGCTCTCGTCAGGTGGGTGGCCTGCTCGACGCGCGGTCATGCGCCGATCAGGTGAAGGATGCGCTCGATGATCTCCGGGGCTAGTATGATCCATAGAAAGCCCACGAGCAGGCGGATGTCGTCGCGCGTGAGGTGCTTCATGCGTTCACCTCCTCGCCGTGGTCGGGGTCGATGATGTAGCGGATCTCGGCCAGATCGGTGGCGGGGATGGGCTCGTAGAGCCAGCCGGTGCCGTAGGTGTAGGGCTTGCCGTTGTGCTCGACGGTGAGCAGACCCACCTCGCGCAGGTGCTCACGCGCGGCGGGGTAGTCGTACCTGCGCCCGTCCAGCCAGCGCTTGACCTCGGCCTCCTGCTCGGGCGTTCCGGCGTGCATGTCGTTGAGATGGTAGCGGCGCCAGAGGTGGACGATCTCCTGAAATGCGGGGTCGGGGATGAACGGGACGAGCTTCTCGAGGCACTGCCCGCCGCAGACGATGTCCGTGCCGCGCGGGTTCCAGACGTTCGCGCTGGCCGCGAAGACCGCGCCCTGGTCGGTGTCCTCCAGGCGGAGCTCCACCTCGGCGCGGCAGTTGCGTCGACCGTGGCCGTACCAGTCGATTTTGCCGAAGGAAATGGTTCGGTTCATGGGTGTGTGTGACCTCCAGTGTATTGGGATTTTGCGGGTCTCCCGCGACAGCGCCGGGTTGGGCGGCGCTGTTTCGGCTCGTGACCGGCGAGCCATCGTCAGGCGGGTTGGCGTGGGGCTTGTGCTCCAAGCGTGAGCCGGAAGTCGGCCCAGCCGCGCACGTCGGCCGGGTCGAGCGGGCGTTCCTGCGCCTCGCAGCGCGCGGCGATCCGGCGCAGCTCGTCGTTCGCGGGCCGGGCGCGCTCGGTGTCCGTGTACCAGTCCGCGAGCACGGCGGCGATGTCTTCACGCGGCAGGAGCTCGATGTCCTCGTCCTCGTCGTCGGCGTCGTCCTCGTCCTCGGGGTCATCGAGGGCGGCGCGGATGCTGTCGGCTAGGTCGTCATTGAGACCCCAGCAGTCGAGCTCGTCGGCGTTGTCGTCGATGTATTCGGCGATGTCGTCGATGTCGCTCCACGAGTAATCGCCGTCGGACGAAACCGGGTCATTGTAGGCGTCAAAACGAAAGTACGGGTCGCGTTCGTCGAAGTCGCCACAGCGGGTTTGATAGAGCAGGCTGTCCAGGCGGGAGCTGTCGAGCCTCTCGCCCCAGTTTGTGAGCCAGTCCGTGAGCTCGTCCATGGGCAGTAATTCCAGCTCGGTGAGCCCGCCGCTATAGCTGTTGATGCTGTCGACCAGCTCGAGCAGGTCGTCGTTGTCGCGCTCGGATAGAGCGCGGTAAATGCGTTCACGTTGTGTCATGGGTTGTTCTCCTCTCGTGAGTCGGGTTGTGTGGGGTGGCTTCCCACGACGGCGCAGACCTGCGCCGTTTCGGCCGGGTACCGTCCGGCTCTCGTCAGGTGGGTGGGGTAGGGCTTGCGTCAGGCGTGCGCCGGGCGGGCGATGCCGTCGACGCCGTAGAAATCGCTCGGGCGGTTGCTCGCGGGCAGCGTCTCCGGCGCGGCGTCAGCGTCCAGCAGTCCGCGGGCGATCATGTAGTTCACGAGCTCCTTGTGGGGCTTGTACGCGGCCACGTCCGCCCATGTGCTCGCGGGGATGTCCGCCCAGTCGTGCGCCATGGCGTACTCGAATACGTTGCTCACGAGCTGGATCGCGGCGATGAGCGTGTCGCGCTTGAGCGTGCCGCGGAAGATGCGGATCTCGACGGTGGCGCTGTTCGTGACGTTCACGGCCGTGTAACGGTCGTTATGGTTGGAGCGATATGCCGGGACGCGGGCGTGTGCCCAGGACGCAAGCTGCGCGCCGCTGCTCACGTGGCGGATGTCGTCGGGCGTCACGCCCAGGCGGTCGATGGGCGCCCACTGCTCCAGGCAGGAGCGGCGGCGGCGCGAAAAGCGCGTGAGCTCGGCGGTGTAGAGCGCGAACAGCACCTGCACCTTGCGCGTTACGTCGTCGCGCTCGGCGTCCGTGCTGCCTAGCTGCGCGCGGCCGACATGGACGTGCAGGCCGGAGTTTGCGGCGTCGTGCGAGCGGAAGCCCGCTTTCTCGCAGGTGCGCTGGATCTGGCGCCAGTGCATGACGTACATGTGGTGGGCGAGCGTGCCGGGGTGGGAGACGATCTCGACGCCATTGGAGAGGCTGCCGTCGGACTTGCAGTAGGTGCGGCCGCCGGGGATCTCGTCGATGCGGTCGGACAGCTCGTAGGCGTCCATGCGGACGTTGCCGCCGTCATTGCGGGGCTCGCACTCGAGCTCGACGCCGAACGTCAGGTGCTCGCGGCTCTCGCGGTCATTCTTGTAGCCGATTTCCGGCTCGGGCTTGTAGCTGTAATTGTGAATCATGGATTGCGCTCCTCTCGTGATGTGTGTTGGTTTGGTGTTCGCCGTGCACCCTCCGTGCTCGGCACACTTGCATTAAAGCACTTTTCGTGCACCGTTGTCAAGCGAAAATGCACATTTTGTGCACTTTCGGCATTGTGCACAAGAAAATCGAGCACAAACTGTGCAAGTTTTTTCGGCGATGTCGTGGTATGTCATGGCCGCGGTGTGGTAGACTGTAGACATGAAATTATACAGAGCGTAATCATGGCGATTACGGAGAGGATAGGGTGAAGCAGATGTTTGTCAAGGGTGACACGGCCGGGCGCGCGGAGGCCGGGCGCAAGGGCGCAGCGCGCAGCGCGGAGGTGCGCAGGCGCAAGCGGGCGCTGCGCGAGGCCGCGCAGGCGCTGCTCTGGCACGGGCTCACGGCCAACGAGGCCGACGCTGCCGAGCAGTTGCGCGCCATGGGCGTGGACGACCCCACGGGCGCGGATGCGGTCATGCTCGCGCAGTTCGTGCGGGCGTGCGCGGGCGACACGGACGCGGCGCGCTTCGTGCGCGACACGGCGGGCGAGCGCCCTGGCACGGAGGTCAACATTCGGGCGCTTGCCGAGCAGCCCGCCGCCGATCTGGATCTCGCGGCGCTGTCGGATGCCGAGCTCGCCGCGCTCGCCGAGGCGAAACAAGCGGCGGCACTGCCGGAGCGTTGCACCGACGTTGCACCTGCCGCCGAGACGATGCCCGCAAAGCCTTGATGCAGCAGGGTTTTCTGCACCGTGGGGTGGTAGTCTCCGGAGCTAATGTCCCGTGTTGCTATCGCGTTCGCGCGGGTATTTGCACGGCCGCATGAGCGGGCGGCGGGCGTGGGCATAATGCGCGGCGGGCGCGGGCGTTGAACGCTGGCGCTGCGCGCGGGGGGTACGCCCCTACGTGTGTGTGCGTATTGCGCCCGACCCATCCGCGCACGTATACGAGCGCCCCCGGGGGTGTGACCCCGGATGGGGGCGGGGGGTCGCGTCGGAAGAGGGGGCCCCACGCGCGAAAATTTGAGGGTAAAAAAGCGTTTTACAAGAACTACCAATTCGCCAAAACGGAGGTGTGCGGCGCGACGATGAGTGACTTCGACATAATTCAGGCGGAACGCGCGGCACGCGAATTGGCTCGCAGACGTTACCGGAGCTATCTGCCTTATGTACATGGGCAGACGTGGGTAAAGACGCGAATGAGCGAATTTCTGGCGGACCGGGTGCAGAGCTTCATCGAAGCGAAGACCGGGAACGCCTACGATATTCTGGTGATCGAAACACCTCCGCAGCACGGCAAGTCGCTGACGATTACGGAGTCTTTGCCGAGCTGGTATCTGGGGAAGTACCCGACCCGGCAAGTCATCTTGGCGAGCTACAACGACGATTTCGCCGAGCGCTTCTGCCGGAAGAACAAGACGAAAATTCGCCAATTCGGCGATAAGCTGTTTCAGATTCGGATCGGAGAGATCGACCGCGCAACGGAGATCGAGCTCGACAACCACAAGGGCCGCCTGATTAGCCGAGGCATCCGATCCGGCATCACCGGCAACCCGGGCGACCTGATTATCATCGACGACCCGATCAAGTCCCGCGAGGAGGCCGATTCGGATACGTGGCGCGACAAGGTGTGGGCGGAGTGGCAGAACTCCATTAAGTCCCGTTTGTCGGCCGGTGCGAAGGTCGTTGTGATCATGACGCCCTGGCACGAGGACGATTTGGCGGCGCGTATTTTGGCGACTGAGCCAAACGCGACACTGCTCAGGCTACCGGTAGAGGCAGAGGAAAACGACCCGCTCGGGCGAGAGCCGGGAGCGCCGCTGTGCCCGGAGCTGGGCAAGAACGCGACGTGGCTGGCGGATTTTAAAGCGAGTTATCTGGCCGACCCAAAGGGCGGCGTGCGTGCGTGGACGGCGCTGTATCAATGCAAGCCCCGAGTAGAGGGCGGCAACCTGATCCAGCGGTCGTGGTGGCAGTATTTCGACCCGAAGGACATCACGTACTTCGGCACGGAGCTCATCAGCGTGGACGCGACGTTCAAAGGCCTCGACACGAGCGACTTTGTGGCGATCACGGTGTGGGGCAAGCTCGGCGCGAACTACTATTTGCGCTACTGCCTGAACCGAAAGATGTCATTCACGGACACGCTTCAGGCGATTCGTCTGGTGCAGGGGCTGTACCCCGCGGCACGGCGGGTGCTGATCGAGGACAAGGCGAACGGTTCGGCGATCATTGATGTGCTGCAGCGCGAGATGTTCTGCATCCCGGTGAACCCGAAGGGCGGCAAGAAGGCGCGTGTGAATGCGGTGAGCCCGGCAATCGAGGCAGGACATGTGTTTTTGCCGATGGGGGCGCCTTGGCTGGATGAGTATATCGACCAGTGGAGCGCTTTCCCGGCCGGTGCGCACGACGACATGGTGGACAGCACGACGCAGGCATTGAGCTACATGGTGTATTCCTCCGGTGAGGCGACCCCGGCGCGACTGCCGGAAGAGGCGGAGGAGCAGCGGCGCGACGAGGAGTCCTTTTTGGATTCAGAGACGCTGTATGACGTGTACGGCGGCTACGAGTCGTGGTAACAGCAAGAGAATAAAAAAGCACCGACCCGGCGATTTGCTGGATCGGTGCTTTTGTTTGGCCACGTGGCCGAAAGGAGTATGGCTTTTGGTTTATATCATCTACGGTGCGGTTGGCGTTTTGCTCGGCCTGGCGATCTGTGCCGGGTGCGTATATCTCGGCTGGCGGGGGCACGCGAAGTTCGTGGAGCACACCCGCACGGCCGAGGCGAAGGAGCTCGGTGAACAGGAACGCGCGCGGCTGATTGAACAGCAGCAGGCGTTCCGATCCATGATGGATTACAGTACAGACGTCGCGTATGGCCTTGAGCCGGTAACGCCCGCCACGCAGGAGGAGTGATCGGCATGAGCGGTAAGGACAGCATTACACAGGCCTGGAGGTACTACGAGAACGGGCGGACATACAACAACAGTCTGTCCCCGAGCCAGTACGCGACGGTGAATACGAACATTGAATTCTTCATCGGAAATCAGTGGCGTAACCTGCCAAAAACGCGCGCTATGGCGTGCCTGCCGAAGCCGGTGTTCAACATCATCAAGCGCATTACGAGCCTGTTCGTGGCGTCTCTGACGGCCAGCGGTGTAGCGATCGTTTACGACCCGCTTCAGTATTACGACGGGACGAATCTGAGCGACCCGTCAACCGACGCTTCGGAGTACGCAACGGCGGAGGTTCGCAACTTGCTGGACAAGTTCAAGATGGAATACCGCATCCGTGAGGCGCTGTTTGACGGCGCGCAGACGGGTGATTACTGCGCACATTTCTACTGGGATCCGGACGCTGTGCCGTATGGCGGCGCGTTTGGCCCGTATCGTGGCGAGATTCAGATGGAGCTGGTGGACGGTATCAACGTTATGTTCGGCAATCCCAACACGCCGAATGTGGAAAAGCAGCCCTACATTCTGATTGTCGGCCGCGACACGGTGGCGTCCCTGCGAGAGGAGAAACGCCGCTATGACAAGCGCAACCCGCAGAAAAAGCAGGGCGCGGAGGCCAGCATCCAGGGTGATACGGAGTATTTCGAGCAGGCCGGTGTCGGCGGCAAGCATGAGCTGATTCAGTCTGACGACGGCCACGACAAGTGCCTGTTCCTTTATATGTACACCAAAAAGACGCACGAGGAAGACGTGGTTGACCCCAAGACCGGCGAGCCGATGAGGGAGACTGTTCGAGACGCAAACGGAGATCCGGTGCCGGAACGTGATGCGAAGGGCTTTCCGATTGTGGACGCGAACGGTCAGCCGGTATATAAGACCCGCACGATGCGGCGCTACGTTACGACCGTGCACGTTACGAAGGCGACGCGCAACTGCGTGATTTACGAGGATGTGGACACGGGGCTCTCCCGGTATCCGATCGCGTGGGGTAACTGGGAGCGGCAGAAAAACCAGTATCACGGCCGCGCGCTTGTGACCGGCATTATCCCAAACCAGATTTTCATCAACACCATGTTTGCGATGGTGATGCGCCATTTGCAGCTCATGGGATTTCCCAAGACCGTCTATAACCAGGATCTGATCGGCCAGTGGGACAACGAGATCGGGCAGGCAATCGGCGTGCGCGGGATGCAGCCAGGCCAGAACATCGGCCAGATTGCGACCACCCTGCAACCGGCCGACATGTCCAATCAGATTATTTATGCGATCGACAAGGCGATGGCGTACACCAAGGAGTGCCTGGGCGCGACAGACGTGCAGATGGGCGCTGTGAAGCCGGACAACACCTCCGCGCTGATGGTGCTCCAGTCCAATTCGGAGGTTCCGCTGGAGAACACGCGCGCCGGTATGTACGAGTGGATTTCGGACATCGGCGCGATCCTGCTGGATATGATGGGCACGTACTATGGCAAACGACCGCTGGTGCGAGACAAAGATTTTGACGAGCCGGTGACGGGCGCGGACGGTACGCCGATGATCGACCAGACGACCGGGCAGATGATTACGCAGAAGGTGACGCGCCGCGTTGCGGAGGAATTTGACTTCTCACAGTTCAAGCACCTGTGGTTCAACATTCGCGCGAGTGTTGGCGCGACGACCTACTTCTCGGAGATCGCGATGGTGCAGACGCTGGATAACCTGCGTCGAGACGGCACGCTGGATGTGATCGCGTATCTGGAGCGCATACCGGATAAGCTGATTCCGAAAAAGCAGGAGCTGATTCAGGAGCTGAAGCGGCAAGCACTTGCTGCACAGCAGGCGCCGGGCGCAGTCGCCGCATCGGCGGCAGCTCCGGTGACGATGGGCAGCGGGGCGGCGGATGCGCCGGGCGGCCCGTCGATGGGCGGGGCGCTGGACGCCGAGAAGACGATTCAGAACATGCCACAGAACATCCAGCAACGTTTCAGCGCGCTGCCGCAGAAGGCGCAGACCGCACTGCTCAAGGTTCAGGGAGCGGAATAATCCGCCCCTGGGCCTTTTTTCTTGCTCACAAGCCGCGATGGCGGTTTGAGATAAATTCTTTCTCACCATGAAAGGAGACACACATGGATACCAACAACGAAGCGACGAGCACCTATCTGGACGAGGACACCCCGATTCTGCCGGACGGCTGGGCAGACGGTGACGACCTTTTCACGGATTCCGATGACGCGGCCGAAGTCGACACGGCGGCAGAACCGGGAGCTACAGATACGGGCGTTGCAGAGAACGCTGCGGATACGGACGGGCTCCCCACCACGGAGTCGGGAGAGGATGCAGCGCAGGACGCCGAGACAGACACCGAGACGACCGATACCACGGAGTCGGGTGCGAGTCAGGCGGAGGAGACGATGCTCCGGTTTAAGGCCCTTGTGGATCACGAGGACATTGACGTGGAGCTGAAAGAATCCGAGCTACCGACACTCTATCAGAAAGCCCGCGTTACGGACAGAGTTCAGCGGCGGCTGGCGGAAATGACGCCCACGGTCGAAACGGCCGCGCGCCTGGCCCGCCAGATGGGGTATGACTCTCCGCAGGACATGCTGAACGCCGCCGCGCAGAACTACCACGACTCCGAGATTGAGAAGCTGACGTCCGAGGGTGTGCATCCCGAGGTCGCCCGTGACATCGTGGAGCGCCGGATGCAGGACGCTGCGGTTCCGGTGCAGCGCGCGGAGAGCAGCGAGCCCGCCGCACAGGCGGAGACCGCGGCTCAGCGGGACTATCAGGCGGAGGTCGAGGAGCTCTTGCTGGCGAGGCCGCAGCTCCGGGGGCAAGCGCTTCCGGATGCAGTGTCCAGAGCCGCGGTGGAGGGCGATAAGCGCCTGCTGCTGGCGTATCTGGACTATGAGGCGCAGCAGGCACAAGCCGAAAATGAACGACTCCGCAAGGAGAATGAAATCTACAAACAGAACGCAGCTACGGCTGCGCGTTCACCGGTACGGGGCGTTTCTGGCGGAGGGGCAACAGACCTGAAGCCGAGCGACCCGTTTTTGGATGGCTTCAATTCCTCTGACTGGTGACGCGCAAATGCCGCGGCTGCGGAATCATGAAAGGATGAATGATTATGGCAGGCGGCAAGAATCTCGCCCTTAAGTATGGCACTTCCGTCGACGAGCGCTTCTCGCGCGAGTCCCAGGCTATGCTGGCACTGAATAACGACTATGAATTCACCGGTGTGGACACCGTGAAGGTGTACTCCATCCCGGTTGTCCCGATGACCGACTACAAGCGTACCGGCGCCAACCGATACGGCACCCCGAACGACCTGACCCGCAACGTGCAGTCGCTTCAGGTCAAGCGCGACCGCGCGTTCAGCTTCATCATCGACAAGGGCGACAAGATCCAGTCCGAGATGGTGTCTGACGCCGGTAAAGCGCTGGCACGTCAGCTCCGTGAGGTCTGCGTGCCGGAGTTCGACACCTACGTGTTTGCTACTCTGGCCGCTTCCGCGACCGCGCACGGCAACTACGCCACCACGGCGATCACGAAGACCAATGCTTATGAGCAGTTCCTCAACGGCATGGAGGCGCTCGGCAACGCCAACGTCCCGGATCAGGGCCGCGTGTGCTTCTGCTCCTACCGCTTTGCGAACCTGATCAAGCAGGACAGCGCTTTTATGCGCTACGGCGACGCCACCCAGGACATGCTCGTCAAGGGCGTCATCGGTGAGGTCGACGGCTGCAAGATCGTGAAGGTTCCGTCGAGCAGACTGCCTGCGGGCTGCGCGTTTATCATCACGCACCAGGTTGCTGCGACGGCGCCGAAGCAGCTCGAGGACTATAAGATCCACGACAACCCTCCCGGAATCTCCGGTTGGCTCTGCGAAGGCCGCATGATTTATGACTGCTTTGTCCTCAACGAGAAGGCCAAGGCTGTCTACTATCACGGCTCCCAGGCTGTGCTGAAGATCCTGAATGTGGGTACGGCCGCAACGGATACCGGCAAGACCACCATCCTGGTTGAGCCGGGCACGATGGAGGGTAGCAAGCGTTACTACATGACCGCGGCGAAGGCCTCTGCGCTGACGGCGGTTACTTACGGTACCGCAATCACGACCTCTGATTGGACGGCCATGTCCGCGGCCACCGGCATGGAGATCACTCCGACCTCCGGCCATACGGTCGTGCGTGTGGTTGAGGTTGACGCCGACGATAAGCCGATCGCTGTTGGTGATGCCACCATCTATCTCGGCTAAGACTGAGGAGGAGCCCTTTTCGGAGGGCTCCTTTTGTGTGCCGGGTCCCAGTGGGCGCAGAAGAGATGGGGGCTTTTCCTCCTTGCCTTTGTCCTGCGCGGCGGTGGAACTCCGCCGCCCGGTTAAGTTTTATTGGAAACGGGGAATGTGCTTATGACTTACGGCGAAATCCGAGATCGCGCGCTGAAGCTGGTCAACCAGTATTCGCTGGCCGGGGAGCAGATCGCGGAGAGCTACAACAACCAGGCGGACTATGTGATGCGCGTCCCCGAGCTTGTGGATGACGCCCAGATGATAATCGCCTCCGGGCCGCTGCCCATTCGGGCATCAAAGGTGCTGGAGCGCAGCCAGGCGAAGGACTACGGCGAATTGCTGGAGTACCGACTGCCGGTTGACCTCATGCAGATCGCACCCGGCGGCCTTTTGGTGCTGGACGGCGAACGGTTTTATTACGAGAGCGGGTACGTGCAGCCGGACGACAAGCGAATTTTGCTGCCGCGAAGCATTACAGGCACGATCCGACTGGAGTATTACCGCCGTCCCCGGCAGATCACGCCGGATCAGGAGGATGCGGACGAACTGGACAACAGCCCCTTGACGCACAACGCGATCCCTTACTACGTCGCTGCGCACCTGGTGCTGCAGGATGACGCCTTTGCGTATTCCGCGCTGTATAACGAGTGGCAGAACCAGCTCAACGGTATGTACCAGCGCCCGCAGCCGCATCGTGGGCTGGTTCAGAACGCCTATGGGGACTTTTACAATGTGTGACCACGCGCGTGGTAGACAGGGTTAGAGAGGGGGCGCATTTTTATCGCACGCAGCTACTATGTGGATCTCAGCGGCCTGCCGGATCCGAAAAAGGAGTACACGCAGCGTTTTGAAAACCTATCGGGCGGGCTGAACCTGCGTGATTTGGATTATCTGCTGAAGCCGAACGAGAGTCCGGAGATGAAAAACCTGAACTGGCATGACGGCGTGCTCGCCTGCCGGGATGGTCAGACGCTTTTGTCGAAGTCTCGTGGGCAGGTGTATGCCTGCGCGGAAGAGCCGTTTCACGATCGGCTGGTGGTTCACTGCGGGGCCTCGCTCTATGCCGTGACCCCGAGCACCGGGTCGTGGATGCTTCTATTGCAGAACGTTGCGCAGGAGCGCGGGACGTTTTTCCGATATAACGAGTTTTTGATGTACAAGAACCGGGGCGGCTACTACAAGATCGCGTATCGGGAATCCGGCGATGGCCTTTTCGCGACGTCGATTTATTCGGACAAAAGCCGATCCGAGGCCTTTATCCCCGTGATTCAGCTAAATACGGACCCGAAGACCGGGGCGGGCGATCTGTACCAGCCGGAGAATCGGCTATCAGCCTACAAGAAGGTGCGCTTTAACGCCGTTGCGGGCGTGACCGAGTATCATCTCCCGGTACAGGCGATCGACGAGGTGCGTTCCGTTACGGTGTCGGGTGCACTGCAAGCCCCCGAGACGTATACAGTAAACGCCGGGGCCGGGGCAATTACCTTCGCCGAAGCGCCGACGGTATCGAACCCGCCGGAGAACAACACGGTGGAAATCTGCTATCGGAAGGAAAATCCGGACGCCTACAATAGCATCATGGACTGCGCATACGCGGCTGTTTTTGGCGGCAACCGAGATCTTTGTGTGGTGCTGGGCGGCTGCCCGGCGCAGCCGAACGCTTATTTCTGGTCCGGCAACACGCAGCTCGCGATGGATCCGACCTACTTCCCGATGAGCCATTACAATCTCGCGGGGGATGCGAGTGACGCAATTACGGGTTTTGGCAAGCAGCAGAATATGCTGATTATTCTTCAGGAGCATGCGGTCGGTCGGGCGACCTACGGTACGGAGAAGATCAATGAGCGTGAGCAGATCACGATGAACTATACGCGCATCAATAGCCGTATCGGCTGCGACCTTCCGTGGACGATTCAGTTGGTGGAGAACAACCTGGTGTTTTGTAATCGCCGGGATGGGGTGCATTTGATCCGCGACAGCTCGGCCGCCTACGAGAACAACATCGTCTGCATCAGCCGGAAAGTGAACGGCGATACATATCGCCACGGGCTGACGTGGGCACTGCGGCAGGCGGACGCCGATCTGGTCTGTTCGGTGGATACCGACCGGAAATATCTCGTGGTGTATCAGGGAGAGGCCTATGAGTGGGATTACACGTTGAGCGAGTACCAGAACCCGACGTGGTTTTACCACACGAATTTGAAGGCCGTTTGTTTTGCGCACCTGAATGAGCAGCTCTGGGAGTTCAGCGCAAGGGCGTTGTACAGTTTTGAGCGCTCGTTTATGGACGACGGGGAGGCAATCGCAAAGGTGTACCGATTCCCAACGCAGCACTTTGGCTCTTACGACCGCTTGAAGACGGTGCGGAGCGTTGTGCTTTCTACGAGGGCGGACGCAAATACGCGCACGCGCATTACTTGGGGCTGTGACTACGGCACCCGGGAGGACGCGAGCCCAATCATCGCCGACGCCTATCGGCTGGTGCCGCGTGACCTGAGCCGCCGCGCGTTGGGCGGTGGCATGTACGCGCGGGTGGCGCGCCGCAAGCCGGGGTACCACAATATCCACCACTTCACAATGACCCTTTCTAATGACGACGTCGGTAAGGATCTTTCGATCGTATCGGCGCAAATTTTTTATGTTTTTTGCGGGAGGACACGTTGATGGAAATTCCAAAACTGAAATTCACGAAGCTGTGGACGAATCACGATGACTTCCCCACGGTGGAGACACGGGAGGAGGTCGTCCGCAGTGATATGCAGTTGCTGTTCAACGAGATCCGGGACTACATCAACACGACTCTGTCCGGGGTGGTGTCTACGATCGGCGATACGCTGACGGCGCTGCAAGGCAAAGCCGGGGCGGGTCGAATCGGCTTTACGATGACGGCAGCGATCGACCGGGACAATGTGCAGGATGCGATTGAGCGCGTTCAGGAGCAGCTCGTAAATGTGTCCCAGGGCGGCATCGCTGATGGGGCTGTAACGTCGGAAAAGGTTGCAGCGGGCGCGATCGGTACCGCGGCAATCGCGGATGCGGCCGTTACCTATGACAAAATCAAGGACAAAGCGGTCGGTAGTGCAAAGATGGCGGATAATGCGGTGTCCGCGAAAAAGATTGCATCGGACGCCGTGCAGGAACGCCATATCTTCGACGGATCGGTAACGCAGAGTAAGCTCGCCGCGGAGAGCGTTTCGTCGGCGAAGCTCGCGCCCAACGCCGTGACAAACGAGAAGGTCGGGGATAAAGCGCTTGTTGAGTCGCTTCCGGTTACGGCCTCGTCTGACGTCGCAGAAAGCGCAGTGACGATGCAGAGCTGCAAATTTATGTACGCGAAGGCGCTGGGCGTGGTGCTGTTTCAGGTGGAGCTGCGCGGCCTGTCGTCGGCAGAAATCACGGACGGCGTATCACTGACGCTTTCCGGACTGAGTAAACCACCGCTTGCGATGGTGAGCTGCGCGGCGCGCGTGCAGTACGTGTCAACGCAGGGGTATGCCGAGTATACGACGGCTCCGGCGATGTTGGTACCGGATGGTTATCTGACGATTCGTTTCCCGTCTGGCGTGGTGGCAAACACGAATGACAGTATCATGCTTTCTGGCTGGTATTTCTGCTGATGAGGTGATGATATGGCAGTTGTAATCAAACAGGGTGACGCTTACGGCATTCCGCTGGAAATCCAGCTCAACGGTGAAACACTGAGCGATGCGGATGTAGAAAAGGTGGAAGTGTTCGTGGGCGAGGGTATCCGAAAACTGTACCCTGGGCAAATCACATATAGCTCCGAAATCTCGTGCTTTGTCGTCCCCGTAACGCAGGAAGAAACATTCACGCTCCCCGAAAACGAGAGAATTCGCGTAGACGTGCGTGTGCAGTTTCCGGGCGGCATGGTGCTCGGCGTGATCGACGAACTGAAAGCGAAGGTCGCGGATGCTATCAGCGAAGAGGTGCTGTAAATGCCCGCGATCGTACCGGCGGACGGCCGGTTTTCACTGACGGTTCGCCTCGGCGGTGCTTTGCTGCAAGGCCCGCCTGGGCCTCCCGGTGTCGGTGTGCCACCAGGTGGAACGACCGGGCAGACGCTGACAAAGCTGTCCGACAGTGACTATGACACGGGCTGGCTCACACCGGCCGGTGACGGCGGAAGCGGCGGAGGCACGGTGCAGAGCGTCAACTGGGTGCTGCCGGATAACGCCGGAAATGTGCAGCTTACGCCGAAAAACGTCGGCGCGGTGGACGAGGATGCAGAGCTGACGATCCTCGAGATCGTGGAAATGTGGAATAACGCTTAGGGGGAGAACTATGGCAGCAAAATATGCAGGGCAGAACGCCCTGAACAAGCTGATGCAGTTGGTGAAGACGGCGCTCAACAACAAGGCAGACAAGACGAACGCGACGACGAGTGCGGCGGGCCTGATGTCGGCGGCGGACAAGACGAAGCTCGACGGCATCGCGGCCGGTGGCGTGACCGTGGACACGGAGATGTCGAGCACATCTACCAACGCCGTGCAGAACAAGGTCGTGAAAAGCTACGTGGACACGAAGGTGTCCGGGCTACAGACGGCGTCGCAGGTGCAAGCGGCAATCAACAAAGCAATCGTCGGGGTGTACACGCCGCGCGGGTCGATCCAATTCGCAAATTTGCCACAGCCTCAAGAGGGGAATAAGGGTTATGTGTACAACGTTTTGGATGCGTTTACGACTACGGCGGCGTTTATTGAGGGCGCGGGGCACAGCTACGGCGCGGGCACAAACGTCGTGTGTGTGGACGCTGGCAGCGGCAGCTACAAGTGGGACGTGCTTGCAGGCATCATCGACCTGACGGAGCTGACTACGGACGAGGTGCAGACGCTCTGGGACTCCATCTGACGGGGGCAGACTTATGCAAACAAGCGGAAGTGCAGCGATTAAAAAGCTGATCCAGCTCGTCAAGGCGTCGCTGTCCGGCAAGATGGACAAGTCCGGCGGTACTTTTACGGGCAATGTCTCCGGCCAATGCTTTACCGGCACACGGCTGCAATCCACAGAGGCTACTGATCTGGGCAAAACGCCGGGCAAGATTGCTGTGCTGGATGATGCAGGCTGGGTGCACTACCGGACACCGGCGGAGCTGCTGGCTGACATCGGCGCAAGCGGCGGAGGCGGCGGAGGCGTAGACTATGTAACCGAGCAAGGCTTGACCGGAAAGTGGGTGTGGCGTAAATGGGCGTCCGGCATCGCCGAGATGTGGGCTACTTTCGACTCACCGTCGCTTGACATGACATCGCAGACATGGGGGCCGCTGTATACCGCATCGTGGATGGGCCTCGAGATAAACAAGAAAGCGCGTGAGTATCCGTTTGCTTTTCTCGAGAACCCAGTGGTGTCTGCGACGCCCACGGTTGGAAGTGGCAACATCTGGCTTGCCACGAACACCGAAAATGATATCGGCACAAGGTTGACGCACGCCCCGGCGTATCAGTGCGTGAGAGCATCCGACGTGGTCGTTAAAGCCCCACAGATCAGCTACTATGTCGTGGGGCGGTACAAGTAGGAGTGATGTTGAAAAATGGATCATGAACTGACAGCAAAATGGCATGCGCTGGACAAAGTGCGGGTTGGCCTGAAAGACGTCGCTGTTTTGCGCCCGAACCTTCGCGTGGCGGACGGCTACATCCAGTACAGCACGGACGGCGGCAGCACGTGGACAAACCTCATCGCCGTGGCTGAACTTAAAGGCGGCAAGGGCGACCCCGGCGCAAAGGGCGATCCCGGCGATAAAGGCGACACAGGAGCGCCGGGTACGAAGGGCGACACGGGCGCAACCGGCCCGCAAGGCCCGAAAGGCGATCCGGGCGAAAAAGGCGGTCCCGGCGCAACAGGCCCGGCTGGCCCGCAAGGCCCGAAAGGCGATCCGGGCGAAAAAGGCGATCCCGGCGCAACAGGCCCAGCTGGCCCGCGAGGCCCAGTTGGCGCTCCGGGCAAGGACGGCGCACCCGGCAATGATGGCGCGGATGGGAAACCGGGGGCTGCTGGTGCGGACGGCGTTACGCCGCACATCGGCGACAATGGAAACTGGTATCTTGGCGGCACGGACACTGGCAAGCCATCGCGTGGAGCAACCGGAGCACCGGGCAAAGACGGCGCAAAGGGCGACCCCGGCACTCCGGGCGCTGCCGGCCACACACCCGTTAAAGGCACGGATTACTGGACTGCGGCAGACAAGCAGGAGATCGTAACCGACGTGCTTGCGGCGCTCCCGGACGGCACGGAGGTGGCGTACTGATGGCTAAAAAATTGTACGAGGAAAGCTCCGTGCAGGACATTGCCGCTGCCATCCGCGAAAAGACCGGCGGCGCGGAAACGTACAAGATCGCGCAGATGGGCGACGCGGTGAGGGGCATCAAGGGCGCGGATGCAGTTGCGTGGCATCAGTGCCCGGAGGCGGTGCGAAACTACCTTGCCGCCGTGACCTATGCACCCAGCGACTACAGCACATCTCAAATCGCCAATTATGCCCCCGCGACAGCAGTTATAAGTAATTACAAGCCTATTGGAAAGACGGTTGGCGGCGTTACATACTACAACGAAGTACCGAATGTGCTCACGCCGTTTGCCTCCGGCGGGAAAGCGGGCACGCTCAAACCGCTGGAGGCACTGCGGTGGATTCGCACGCGGGACAGCTCCGCAGAAGCGTGGAACGTGCGCGACCTTGGCGGATGGGTTTGTGACGGCGGCACGGTGAAATATGGACTGCTGATTCGAGGCGGGCGTATCTCTGCCGCAGACCGGGCGGTGCTGGTTGGCCAGTTCGGCGTGCAGCATGAAATCGACCTCAGGGGCAAAGAGGGACGCGACCCGTCCGACGGTGACGTTGCAACGAAATCTCCGCTTGGCGGCGATGTGCGGTTTACGATTGCCGACAAGGCGTCATCCTACGCACTGACGCCGGTTGCAACGTGGCAGCTATATCTTCGGTGCGTGATCGACGCCGTAACGCACCGGGAGCCGGTGTACTTTCACTGCACCGCAGGTGCGGACCGTACCGGTACGCTGGCCTGTGTGCTGGAGGGGCTGCTCGGCATGAGCCAGTCCGACATCGACAAAGACTATGAGCTAACGACATTCTACAGTGGCTCCGGGACAGACGCACTTGCTCGTCGAAGGAATGAGCCAGAGTGGAAGAGGCTTATCAATGCGATCAACGCCGTTTCCGGCGACAGCTTCCGTGACAAATGCGTCCACTTCGCAGTCGGCACGTGCGGAATGTCGATGGCCGATATCAACGCTTACCGCGCGGCTATGACCAACGGGACACCCGAGACGCTGCACTGGTATCAGACGATCACCAAAAATCTCACAGGCTGCACGATCAGCAACGCCGCGTCTCAGGTGGATTACGGCGAGGCGTACACCGCGACCATCGCGGCGGAAAGCGAAAAGGCGATCACGTCGGTAGTGGTCAAAATGGGGGGCGTGGATATCACGGCCACTGCTTACTCGGCCGGCAGCGGTGCAATCAACATCGCCAAGGTGACGGGAGCGGTCACGATCACTGCGGCGGCCTCTGTACCGTCTGTGACTTACAACATCACGCGCAATCTCACCAACTGTGCATCGTCAAACACGGCAAACTACATTGCCGAGGGTGCGGCCTACATCACGACGCTCTCCCCGACCGGTACGTATAAAAAGCTCGGTGCAATCACTGTCACGATGGGCGGTACGGACATTTCCGCGTCGGCAGTATCCGGGAGCGTAATCACAATCGCCAAAGTGACGGGCAACATTGTGATTACCTGTGCGGCGGTCATCACGAACATCATCGACGCTGTCGGAATCTCTGCGGACACGCGACTGAGCGCAGGTAGCGGCGCGAACAAAGCGCAGATAGGCTGGGCAACAATCGGCGCAAATATGGACGCGACAAGTCTTATCCATCTTTCGCCTGGTGATACACTGCGCATCAAGGGCGCGAGCCTACCCGCTTCACAAGACGGGAAAAGCATAGCAGTGAGTTACAGCGAAACGGCAACGTTTAAAGTCGCGGGATATATATACACCGGGTATGGTTGGAATAGCCTCAAATTTACTACCGTCGGAGATATCGTCACGGTAACAGGGCCTGGCGAACATTACCTCCGGTTGAGCCTGATCTGCACGGATGCATCGGCAGTTATCGCTACCATCAATGAACCGATCACGTAAAAGGAGGCACAAGATGGAATTTGTTTCTTGCGATCCGTCAAATTACCGCGCCGGGCGCACGCAGCCGGTGCGGTACATTGTGATGCACTACACGGCAAACAACGGTGACACTGCGCGCAACAACTGCGATTACTACCACCGCGTGGGCGGCCTGCAGGCCAGCGCGCACTATTTTTGCGACGAGCACGGCGCGATGCAGTCCGTGCGCGAGTGCGACACGGCGTGGCACTGCGGCGCGCGGGCGTACTGGCACCCCGAGTGCCGCAACGGCAACAGCATCGGCATCGAGATGTGCAGCCGCAAGCGCGCCGACGGCAGCTACTACATCCTGCAAGAGACCGTGGCCAACGCCGCGGCGCTGGCAAAAGACATTATGCAGCGCTATGGCATCGACACCGACCACGTGCTGCGGCACTACGACGTAACGGGCAAGCGCTGCCCCATGCCGTGGGTAGATGACCCGGCGCAGTGGGCAGCATTTCTGGCCATGCTGACGCCGCAAAACACTACAGTAGAGGAGGACGATGATGACATGGTGAGGTACAACAAAATCGAGGACGTGCCCGATTGGGCGCAGGACACGGTACGCGCGCTGGTGGATGCGGGCGCACTCGGCGGCGTGGGCGGCGGCAATCTGGATCTGTCTATGGATATGATCCGTGGCCTTGTGGTCGGCACCAAGTACGCATCGGCACGCAACCCCCGGTACGAGACGATCAAGGACATGCCCGCATGGGCGCAGGAAGAAACGCAGCGGCTCGTTGACCGCGGCGCGCTGCGGGGCGATGAACACGGCAATCTGAACGTGACGATGGACATGCTGCGCACGATGATCGTGTGCCAGCGCATGGTCGACGAAAACAAGTGATGGAGGGGTAGTACATATGATGAACATTAACTGGAAAGTACGTATTCGCAACAAGAACTTCTGGCTGGCGCTGATTCCGGCTCTGCTGCTGTTGGTGCAGGTGGTAGCCGCCCCGTTCGGCTACAAGTGGGATTTCGGTGTTCTGAATCAGCAGCTTGCAGCAATCATCAACGCAGTGTTTGCTGTGCTGTCGATCATCGGCGTGGTCACTGATCCGACCACCGCCGGTACTGCGGATAGTGCTCGGGCAATGACTTACACCGAACCCAGACAGGATGATACCCGCCGATGAGCCTCTCAGTAGTAATTGCGCTGGGTGGCGTGATGCTCAGCATTATTGGCGCTACTTGGCGGCTGTGCGTGATCGTGACGCAGGCGACGGATGCGTTGAAGGCCTTGACTGAGCGCATACAGCACATGGACAACGACAACCTGCGAGATCATGCGGAGATGCGCAGGCAGCTCAACGGCCACGAGAGCCGCATTTCGAAACTCGAGCGACGAACATAAGGGAGTGATTGCGCGATATGGCACAGACGAATACGCCCGTCAGCGCGGACGATCAGAAGAAGATCGACGCTTTCGGCGAGCAGTGGAGGGCGGCACAGGCAGCCGGAGACAAAGTAGGAATGGACGCTGCACACACGGGCGCGGAGAATATCCGCGCCCAGTATGGTTATTCCGGGGGCGGCGACGGGAGTGGGCGGTACCCGCTTGAAATGACGATTCCTACAGCCGGAGCGGGCGCTACGCAGGCGGGTATGGACTCGCAGACGACGCAGGAGCGTTCCGGGAAGATCTATCAGGTTCAGGCCAACGGCCGCGCACCGCAGGGGCTGGGCGTGGGCGATCAGGTCGTGACGGGAGGCGGCACATATTCCATCCTGTCCGTGAACCCGGACGGCACGTACAAAACCAAACTCGTAAATGCCGATCAGACCACGCAAAATTACACCGGAAGCTACAATACCACGACAACGCCGACCGGTCGTTACTACCGTGTCGGTGCGGATGGCAAGAGCCCGGACGGTTTGAAAGCCGGGGATCAAGTTGTAACCGGCGGCGGTACGTATTTGATCGACGGCTTCAATGCAGACGGCAGCTATCGGACGACGCTGGTAAATAAGGCGCAGACCTCGCAGACCTACCGCGGGGAGTATGCGACACCGGGGGTTAACCTGGAGAACCCGACGAAGGACCTGAAGGCGATTCTCGATCAGTGGTTTGAGACGTCGAAGAACCAGAGCAACCAGCAGATCGACTATGCGACGGAGAAGGGCACGACCGCGCTGAACCGTGCGCTGGAGGATGCCGCGCCCCAGTTTCAGACACAGCGAAATCAGCTTGCGGCGAACGAAGCCCGAGCGCTGGATAACTCGGCTCTGTACGCGGAGGCGCGCGGCGACCGAGGCGGTATCGGCCAGGCGCAGTACAACGAGATCCAGTCGGCGGCTTTGCAGAACCGGCAGGCAATCAACGCCGCTCAGACGAAGCTCGCAACGGATACCGCTCGTCAGATCGCTGACCTGCGTGCTCAGGGTGAGTTCGAGAAGGCGGACAACCTCCTGAAGCTGACCCAGCAGAAGCTCAGTCAGCTCATGTCGCTGGAGCAGTGGGGCGCTCAGTACGCCATGAGCCAGGAGCAGATGCGGCAGTCACTGGAGCAGTGGCAGAAGGAGTACGACCTGAACAAGGCGAACGTGACTGGGTACTTCACGGATGGCACACCGACCCGAGCGGCCACGGAATCCGCGCGCGAGGCCGCGGCGGGTATCGCATCCGCGCTGCTGGAGGCGGGTATCATGCCGAACGATGAGCAGCTCAAGGCCCTCGGCATGACCTCTGGTCAGGCGCAAAGTTATATCACCGCGAAGCGGCTACAGACTGCTGCGAAATCGTCATCCAGCCGGGGCCGAAGCGGGGGTGGCGGCGGGGGCAGTACATCCCCGAGTAGCCCACAGACGGCCAGCTCCGCGAAGGATTACACCGTAGATTCTAAGGGGAACGCCAGTGTGATTCCGGCGCGCAGCCTGAGTTGGAATCAGGATGAGGGTACGTTTGTCTGGAACGGCAAAACGTATTCAAAAGTGTCTGATCTGGTGAGTGCCTGGAATAGTGCGTCGCTGAGCGATGAGGATGAGGCGGTGCTGCGGCGTAAGTTTAAGTCACAGACCGGTGTTGATCTGAGCAAATATGGGTATTAAAGGAGTTTGGCATGGCCGATACGAAGAGAAAAAACAGATTCGGCAGCGGCAATGGCGGCGACATCTCTGCCGCCATCCGCCAGAACACCGAGGCGCAAAGCCGAGCGGCGCTGCAGAACGGTACGCTGCCGGTGTGGAAGGGCGCGTCGCCGAGTAAGAGCGGCACAAGCACGACTGCCGGAAAAGGCAATACCCTACCCGGCGTGACCGCTTTTCAGCCGAAGGAAAAAACGACGCTCGGCGATGTGCTGAGCAATCCGCTGTACTACGCGGAGAAGGCGGTTTCGGCGCCATTCAATGCGCTTCAGTCTGGCCTGAAAGATATGTTCGGCGGAACGAAGAAGCAGGAAGAGCGGCTGAGCGCGAACCAGCAGATGCAGGAGGCCGCGGCGCCTAGTAAGGCCAAGCTCGCAGAGGGGACGATTGTCAAGGGCGCGGATCAGGCAGTGTCGGGCATTACGGCTACGCTGGACTGGCTGATCGGCAACCCGTTGAAGGCTCTGGGCTGGGAGTCAAACCCGATCTCAGAGTGGAACAAATACGCTCAGACGAACAAGGAAGCGAACGAGGTCTACTACGCGAAGAACCTAGCGAACGGTTCAAAGGCGCAGAAGATCGTGGACGAGTATGGCTCGGCGACGGTAGCGGCTATCCCCCAAGCAATCGTCGCCATGATGACCGCCGGGTCTTCTCTCGGTGCCCAGGGGGCGGGTGCACTCACCGCGGGCGGTACTCAGCTTGCCGGTACAGAAGCGGCCGCCGCGGCGAGCGCGGCGATGAATTCATCGAAAGTGGCGGGGGCCGCAAAGACTGTGCGCGACATCACGACCGCAATGGCGAAGGATAAGAACTACTGGGCGTCTTTTGCACAGGTCGCCGGTCAGGGCTATCAAGACGCGAAGGCCGATGGCGCCAGCGAGTGGGAGGCCAATATGTTCGCGTTGGCGAACGGCATTGGCAACGCTGCAATCGAAGTTGGCGGAGGTATCCAGACTCTGCCGGTGGAGCTTCGGGCGGGGAAAAAGGGCCTGCGCGCCTGGATTACCAGCGCCGCAGAGGAGGGCCAGGAAGAGGTCGTGCAGGGCGTTCTCGAGAGGGCGCTGCAAAATTTGGTCTATGACCGGGGCAACCCGATTGCATCCGTTTCGGATGAGAACGCCGTGCTGAACCCCGTTACGTCTGCAAAAGAGTTCGCGGGCGGCTTTGTTGTCGGCGGCGTTCTGGGTGGCGGGCAGACGCTCGCAAGCAAAGCCATGACCCCATCGGCCGAGCGTGGCAAGACGGCTGGCGTCCGTGGTGCGGTCGCGGGGCAGAGCGCGATTGACCGGCAGATCAATTACAGCTTGGTTGAGCTGGGCTTGAACTACGCCGAAGGCTCTAAGAGCCGAGCCATCGCTGAGGACATGGCGGCGAAGCTGGACGCGGCGGAGGACATGACCAAATCCGGCGTGACGGCGAAGGACTACGGCCGTCTGCTGCGGACGATGCAGTCCGAGCAGAGCGCGCGGCCTGACCTGAGCCACAAGACGACGGCGCGCGTGGTGAATGATGACGGCAAGGTTGTTACTCAGATGAGCTCGGTCGCCGAGGCATTCCGCACGCATGGCGATACGGCACCGGTCGCGGTAGAAAAAGCGCAGATCCTTGAACGGATGATGTCCGGCGAGCAGGTCAGCAACAAGCAGCTCGAGCAGCTTGGGTTGCGCGACAAGAACACTCAGGCCGTCCTGATGCAGCTCACCGGCGTAGAGGTGCCGCAGAACGCGACGAACAGTCAGCTCCGTCAGGTGTTTCGTGCTGCGGCCGAGACCGCCGTGGAGGCGAAAAAGGCAGAGCAGGCGCTGGGGCGTTCCGTTGCTCAGGCGCAGGTGGCCGTGGAAAAGGCACAGGCCGAAAACGCTGCCCGCGCGGATGAAGCGGCCGCATCGCTCATGAGCGATGCACAAGATCGCGTTGCGAAGGAAAGCACCGCAGGTACGAACACGGCCGCTGCGGCTGAGGCTGAGGCCGATCAGGGCGTTATGACCCGGGACGGCCAGTATGTCAGCCGGGAGGACTTCCGGGAGTACGTCGAGAACTACTTCCAGCAGCGCGGGCAGACGGTTACGGCCGGGCAGGTGGACGCCCTGTACGACCGCATGAAGCAGTACAACGCCGACAACGGCCCGCTGATCGCCGAGGAGAAAACGGAGGCCAAGACCGGCACGGAGAACGCTTATTCGGTGGACGCCGAAACGGATGCCATGCCGATCCGCGAGCCGGGCAGCGCGACGAAGGAGCAGCAGTGGACGGCGCGATATGTACAGGACACGCTGAAAAACCTCGGCGTGAAAGAAGTCGTGTTTGACGGCGCGCATCTCGGCAGCGCCAATGCCATGATCGCTGACGGTACGATCTACCTCAACGAGAGCAAGCTGTCGACGCAGGGCATGATCGTCTGGGCGGTCGGCCACGAGCTGGTGCATCCGGGCGCCAATACGGATACGCAGCTTGTGGACACGATCATCGGGGCGTTCGACAAGCTGTCGATGAGCGGCGCGCTGACCGAAACGATGCAGTCGCAGGTAGACAATCTGGATGCGATCATCGCGGAAAAGACGGACGTTTACAAGCGATACCTCGTGCAGGAACGCGGCATGACGCAGGAGCAGGCCGATGCGATTGTGACCGAGGACTACGTGCGCGAGGAGATCGCGGCGGACTGGATGGGCGAGGTGTTCGCAAATCAGAACACGCTGGAGCGCCTGGCCGGTATCGAACCGAAGCTGGTGACGAAGGCACTGCGCGCGCTGGCGAAGATTCGCACGCGCGGAGAGACTGGCATCCTCAACGGCGGCAAGACGCTCACGGATGCAACGCGCCGAGTGAATGGGCTGGAGCAGAGGCTGAAATCTGCGCTCGAAAGGGCGGAGCGCTCCTCGCGCGCGCCCGCGCGGCCGAACCCGGAAAACATTGACACGTCAGGAAAAACTGCGTATAATGAGAACGCAGAAGGCGAATCGCAGACGGCGGAAAAAACGCAGAGCACCACCACCGAGAAGCCCAAAGCCAGCCCGGAGCTGCAATCGGCGATCGACCGGTTGACCGCCGGAGAAGACGTGAGCCGGGAGGAGATTGACCGTATTCCGGAGGTGGCGGAAGTTCGTGCGCTGCCGAAGATGAATACCGCCGACATCCAGACGCCGGAGCGCCAGAAGCTCCGGTCGGAGGTGCTGGAACAGCTTTACCAGCGCGGCAGCTATTCCAGCGAGACGCACGACTACACCGGCGAGATCGCGCAGGAGCGGCGCGCCGATATCGTCATCGGTGCACCTGCGGCGGGTAAATCCTCCGTGCTGGTGGATCCACTTTCCGAACAGCACAAGTCCCGCGTGATCGACAGCGATGATGCGAAGAAGCTGTTGCCGGAATACGACGATGGCAAGGGCGCCGGTAACGTTCATCGTGAGAGCTCGAATATCCGAGATCGTTTGAAGCTGGCGGCTATGGCCGAAGGCGACAACATTGTCTGGCCGACGGTCGGCGACAAGCTGGATAAGCTGCTGAGCAGCATTCAAGAGTTCCGCGACAATGGCTACTCGGTGTATCTGCACCTGAATGAACTGTCGGCGAGTAAGGCGACCGGCCGTGCGCTGGGGCGCTACCTCTCGGAGGGGCGGTTCGTTGACCCGGAGGTCGTGCTGAAGGTTGGCGACAAGCCGACGCAGAACTATAATTACATTCGTCAGCAGGAGGGATTGATTGATGGATACTCGCACTACTCGAATGATGTCCCAAGAGGAGAAAAGCCGATCCTCTACGAAGCAGGAGACGCAGGGCGACCTCTGGAAGGAGATCGCGGAAGAGGGGTACGACAGAACCTACACGCGGGAGGAACTGGATCGGGCGTTCGGGATGCCGTTCGAGGAGCAGTACAAGAAGCTGACGGGCAAGGATCTGCCCGCGACGGCGAAGCAGCAGAAGCAGGAGACGCCGGAGCAAAACGCTACAGCCTCGACAGCGCCGATCATCGAGGACGGGAAGACGCTGGACGAACTGATCGCGCCGAACGACGCGCTGGGGCAGAGCTTGATGAAGCATCTGCGAGAGCGCGGGGCGACGGATCAGGAGATCTGGCAGTTCATGATCGAGAACTAACCGAGGCCGTTCGCCGCCGCGCGACAGACCGCGACGTACCGGATCTGGGGCTGCGAGAGACGGCGGACTACGAAGCCTTCTCGAAAGCGCTAGATGCGGCCCGTACAGCGAACCGCAATGGCGCGATGGTCGACCCGCAGAGCGTGGAGGAGCTGACCGAACATGGCGCAAAGACCTTCCTGAATGAGGACGGTACCGCGGGCGTGGCGGTGGAGCGCGACGGCAACATCGTCGGCGTGTTCAAGAATCCGAGCAACCGCACGCGCAAGGTGGCGCAGGATCTTCTGCTCAACGCGATCGCGGAGGGCGGCGACCACCTGGACTGCTATGTGCTTCAGCCGGAGGTGAGTCAATCCAACCTCGGCGACATCTATGCGCAGCTCGGCTTTGAGCCGGTCGCATACCTCCGATTCAACCGTGAGTATGCAGACCCGAGTTGGGACTATGACTCGTTCGGCGAGCCGGATGTGGTCATGTGGGTACACAACGGTGACTCTGTTGGGACAGTTGTCGAGCGTATCGGCGACTACCACTACTACACGCCGGAAGAAATCCGCGAGACGTGCAAAGAGTTTACCGACTATGACGAGGCCAAAGCATATCAGAAAGAACAGCTCGAAAAGAGAAAGACCGCACAGGCACCTGAGGACGCCGGTGCGGTTTCTGTTTCGGGTGATCTTCGGTATTCGGTTGGCGACTTTTCCGAGCAGGTCGATAAGGCCCTGAATGGGGAGTGGAATCAGTATAACGCGCTGTATGTTGGCGAGACCTCTCCGCTGATGGAGAAGCTCGGCTTGAAACAGCTCCCGGTGCTGATGACGTCGAAACATTTGCGCGACATTGTCGCCGAGAAGCGGTCTGGAAACACTCGCTACCACGGGCTTACCGTAGACCAGGTGAAGTCGCTGGGCGGCATCCTGTCGGATCCCGCGATGGTGCTGGACTCGGCGCAGCGCAATGACGCCGTCGTGTTCGTGTCCGATCAGACCGACGCGGATGGGCTGCCGATCGTCGCGGCGATCCGGCCGAATGGCAGCGGCGTCTATGAGATGACCCGCCAGCCCGCGAACTTCCTGCTGAGCATGTACGGCCGCGAGAATTTTGACAAATTCATCGAGTCCGCTGCACGGGATGGCCGCATTCTGTATATCAACAAAATAAAGAGCCAGGCGTTGCTTGGTGATCAAGGCGTACAATTCGCCACAGGCCTCAGCAACGCTGGCTCTGATGGCATTGTACATCAGAGTAGCAACGCTGTCAATACCGAAGCGCAGGAAGCCCCGGCGAAGAACCCGGGCGAACGTTACTCGGTGGACTCCGACACGCAGGCCGATCTGGATCATCTTTTCGACAGCGACGATTTTCAGTCCTTCTTCAACGACTTCTTTGCTGGCTACGGCGCCGCAGGCACCGGAGCAACAGCCGATCCGGCGCAGCGGGTGTCTCGCGTGCGGTCGAACACCCTGGAGCAGTCGCGCCGCGAATCGGCCGCGCGGGTGCTGGGCGAGGAACGTGGAAAGGCAATCGACCGCATCCTGACCATGGACGAGAAGAACATGGACGAGATGAGCCCCGACAAGTACACCTACGACGTGGAGACCGAAAAACAGAGCATGGCACGCGCAAAGGAGCGACTGGCGCAGGACTACGACGGGACGAAGGCCGAGCTGGAGGACGGCGCATGGCGCTCCGGCGAAGACTTGGACGCCGCGATGGGCGTGCTCGCGTCGGAGCTTGCGGAGGCTCGCCGCACCGGCAACTATGACGAAGCCGTGGAGTGGGCGCACCTGATCCAGGAGCAGGGCACCGGCGCCGGTCAGTTCATTCATGCGTTCGCAAAGTATACCCGCAGCCCCGAGGGCGTGCTCGTCCGCGCGGCCGAAACTCTGGACGAAGCGGGCGTTGCGCCGAAGCAGCGCGATGAGCTCCTCGACCGAATTGCCGACTTCACAAAGACCCTCGGCGCGATCGAGACAGGGGATAAGAACGCCATGATTCAGCTCATCCTCGATCAGGCTGGGCAGCGCAACACGAAGGTCAGCAAAATCACACTGCGAAATCTGGGACTTCAAAAGTTCGAGTACCTGTATGATGCGGCGCTCAACCAGATGGACCAGATCGCAAAGGACTACGTCAAGCCGTCCGTCGGCAAAAAGATCAGCACCTACCAGACGATCGCGCACTTGCTGAACTTGCGCACCGGCCTTAGAAACATCGGCTCTAACCAGATCTTTGACCTTGTTGATTCCGCGGCGAACAATATCTCGCTGCTGCCGGATGTAATTTTTGGCGCATTTACTGGTCGGCGCACGGTTGGCTTTGAAAAGAGCTGGGCGTCGAAAGCAAAGCGTAGCGGAGCGCGGGAAGGCTTGCGCCGGTCGTGGATTGAGGCGTCGCTGGACATCGCGCCGGACGCCGCGAACAGCCGGGACAAATACGGCACCGCACGACGCACGTGGAAGATGACCGGCAACAAGGGCGAGCAGGCCATGTCGACGCTGGAGAAGGCGATGGGATTTGAGCTGAACGTTACGGACGAATTCCACAAGGGAAGCGTTACGGCAGAAACGCTTGAGAGCCTTGCCCGCGCGGTTGAGCGCGGCGACATCACGCAGGAAGAGGCCGAGATGTGGGCGCGCGAAGAAGCGCTGTATCGTTCGTTCCAGGACGATACGTTCGTGGGCATCTTCCTCGGAAACCTGAAGAATCTTTTCAACACGATTGGCGTTGGCAAAAGCGGAAAGAAGCTGAGCAAAGCCAACATCAAGGAATTCGGTCTGGGCGACCTTGTGCAGAAATACACGCAGGTGCCAGGCGCGCTGATTACCCGCACGCTTGAGTTCAGCCCGGTCGGCTATCTGAAAGCACTCTATAACACGGCGCAATTCGTTAAGGCCACGCGAACGGAAAAGGCGAAAATCTCCGCGGCGGAAGAAGCTCAAATGCTGGCTGACGAGGATGGCTCGCATAAGCAGAGAAACCGCCGTGCGCGCGAGGCCTTTCGCGCAAAGAATGCGGCCGAGGACGCGCGAGTTGAAGCGAACAAACGGCAGCGCGTGGCGGCGCTCGCCTTCGGGCGAGCGATAACCGGCACGGGTCTGATTATGCTGTTTACGATGCTCTCCGGGAAGGGTATCCTCCGCCGCGCGGACGACGAAGACGACGCCGATGCAAAGGCGCTGAAAGCCGCGGAGGGCATTTCCGGCACGCAGCTCAACGTGAGCGCACTGGGGCGCTGGATCGAAGGCGAGAGCCCGGAGTGGCAGACTGGCGACGACCTCATGTCGGTTGAGTTCCTGGAGCCGCTGAACGCGCTGATGACCATCGGCGCACTGGTGGCGAAGGACAATGTCGACGCATCCTTCTGGGAGAAGGTCGGCAATTACGGCGGCGATTCGATGGAAGCGCTGTACCAGTCGATTCTGGAGATCCCGACGATGCAGACCATTCAGACTGTGCAGTCGACCGTGCAGTACCACGATGAGGACGGAGCGTTGCCGCTGTGGGCGGAAATTCCGTTCGAGGTCGCGCGGGGGAGCGTCACTGGGTTCATCCCCTCACCCATACGGCAAGCCGCACAGGCGAGCGATGAAGTGTATCGTGAGACGTATGGCGACAAGAACATCTGGAACCAGACGAAATCGTCGGTGCAGAACTCGATGCCGGGCGCAAGAAACCAGCTCGACCCGAAGCTGGATAATTTCGGTCAGGCGAAGAAGCTGGAGAGCACGGCGCGCAATGTGCTCAACGCCTTTGTGAATCCCGGCTCGCTGCGCACCTACCGGCAGTCGACCGTGTCTAAGGAGCTGGATCGCGTTTACGCGGCGACGGACGATGCGAACATCTACCCCGACCGGAACGCGCCGTACACAGCGAGCTACACGAAAGACGGAAAGAAGAAGGACTTTGAACTGACCGCGGATGAGCGTCAGGCGTACCAGCGGTCGCGCGGGCAGACAACGTACCGGCTTATGCAGGACGTGATGAACGACCCAACCTACAAGCACCTCTCGGCGGAAGACCGCGGCGAGGTGTTGGCTCAGGTCAAGGGTTACTCGAATTACGTGGCGAAGAAGGAATTCCTCTCCAAGCAGGGCGAGAGCTACTCGGACGATAAGTACGAGAAGTACAGCGCCGCCTTGCAGACCGGCATGACCCTGTCGCAATATCTCACTGCGAAGGACGCAGTGGACGAGGCGGAGGGCGTGATTGACCCGAAGACCGGAAAGACAAAGAGCGGGACGAAGATGGCCGACGCCATCGAGATCATCGACGGCTTTGATCTGACACCGGAGCAGAAGGACTTCATGCTGCGCAGCAAGTATCCGACCACTAAGAAGAAAGGCCCCTGGCGCTAAGAACGCAAACACCCGGTACGGCGATGAACCGTATCGGGTGTTTTTTTTTGTTCAGTTCGGCCGAATGAGTTAGGCTATTTTGTGCTGTGATGTTGCAGCGGACGCTGTATGTGGTGGCGTGATGTTGCACCTGTGTTGCACCTGCGAAGCAAGAAACCATTGATACTCCTAAGAAAAATGAGTGTTTTAAGACAGACTCCGACTCTGTAGGCCAGCGGTTCGAATCCGCTCGGGCGTACCATATTAACTAAACGGTATAGATGCGTCTGGCGAAAAGCCAGGCGCATCAACCGTTTCCGGGCTTTTTCAGGCCCGGATTTTTTCTTTCAAACCATAGATGCAAATCGCTGTTTCAGAGCGTCTGCCCCGATTCGAACCGGGCATTTTCCCTTTTCGGGCAGATGCATTCAGCCGGTGCCCTTTTTGAGCGGCGATTTTTCTGGCTGACAGCGGTATTTTTCTCAAAAAAGAATCACAAAGATTTGGGCGTCGTTTTGTTGGTCCTGACGGACTGAGAAAGCGGCGCCCTTTTTCATTTCAAAAAGGGCGCTGGTGTCAGCGTCAATTTTTTGTGGGCCGGAGCATGATCGCTCTGGCCTTATTTTTTTGCACACGGGAGGAGTTATATGAGCATCAGCGCGGAAGAAAAGAACCGTTACCTCAGAGAAGCAGCGATCGTCCTTGCCCGAGAAGGATTTCAGACGGACAGGACTCATACTGGTGGGCTACATGTCCTGCTTGACGGTTCGCCGCTTTGTGAAGTAACTGAAAGCGGCGGTGTTACTTACCGCAATGAGGATATTGACGAGCCGGAGCGAATCGCCGCCAAGGACAAGGTGTATGAGATCGTCAGGACCACAGCGGAGTATATGCGGCAGATGGAGATGGTGCCCTTTTTGAAAGCCGACGGTCTGGAGGACGGCTATAAGGTTCTGGCGGATTTCAATGGCACTGTGCTGGCTGGAGTTCAGAGTAAACACGGAGTCCACTTCGTCACATGGGATTGGGCCTATGGGCACACAGGAG